AAGCAATTGATGAAGCCATATCGTCTTGACGAATAGTAGCGTAAGCATCAACTTTGTTGTAAGAGTTACCAGATACGATAACCGCTTGATTCATTAAATCTACTACCGAATCCGATAGTAGTGATTTAGTATTTACAGCCATTTTATTTCTCCTAAGAAATTATAATTCATTCTGGAGTGCGTATAGTTCAGCCATAGTTTTAGCGGATTTAACTCGTTCACCAACATCTAAAGATGCTCGGTTTGAAGTCGCATCGACTTTCTTTGGTTGTACTTCACCACCAGAAAATAAGTAAGGTTTATCACCTTTTAATTGTTCAATAAATGTTGATTGGTCAAAGTCATCAGTAGCACTTGCTTGTGCTAATAGATGTTTGAAGTAATCAGCATCTTTGATACCATTTTCAGTAACAACTTTCTGGACTGCCATATCAGCAACCATCATTTTGTTATTACTTTCCAAGCCATCAATTGTACTATTCAATGTTTGAATCAACTCTGCCGCCTTATCCAAATCGGACTTGTTGGCTTCATCTGTTTCACGTTTAGCATTGATTAACTCTCGTGCTTGTTCGATTGAATCTACACCTAATATGTCTGCCAGTTCAGTCTTTGCTCGGTTCGCACCTTTGCTAAAGCCTTTGTCTATTAGTTTATCAAGTTTAGATTGTGATATAACCACCTCATTTTCAGTCTTAGGAGTTTCGACTTGTTCCGTAATTTGCTCGTCAGCCATTTGAGTTTACCTCTTTTTATAAAAAGTAGTTTAATAATAACACTATCTTGTTGTTTTTACAATATATTTGCCTAATTTTTGTTTCAACATTTCTTTCTGTGTCTTATCCAAACCAAAGAACTTACGCTTATAAGTTACTTGGTTTCCGAAAGCCTTTGTACTTTCATTGCTATTTGGGAAGTGTAATCTAACACCACCAGCAATCTTCTTACGATCAATAGCGTGAAGCATAGTACCAGTTTCAGTTAGATTAACTGTACCAGTCTTATGATAAGCCTTTGAATAACCTCTAAATGCTTTCTTGTTTCTATCTCTGCCAGATTGAGTTCGTTTAATAATACCAACAATAATACTTTCAGCAATTGAATACAGTTTAGTATCAGCGTTCTTAATACGCTTACGATACTTGCCCCAATTAGGCGTTTTAGTTACCTTTATACCCACTATCTTCCGCTTCTTCAATACTCATTTTATAGAATCTATGACGGCAGTTATAATGCCTATCTTGGTCGTTTTCTATACGACTCTTATCACTATCGTCATAATATCTATTACGCTTTAATACATTTCGGCAGAATCGTCTAGTGCGACCATCATTAACGCCCACATATACCCAAACACCCTCGTCAATATCTGCTGCCCTTAAATCAATCACTTCTTGTTGGAAGTCTTTAATCGCTGTTCGAGCATAAGTCTGTGAATACTTAGCAAGGTTAGAACCAGTTAATGTTTCAGCAATACCAGCAGTCATTGTATCTAACGAAGCATCTGAAATAACATACTTGTATAACTCACGCTTAACCGATAAGCCAACATCATCACCAAGCCTAATAAAGAAATCACGCTTCATCTGTTTAAGTATCTGAATCTTTGTGGCATCTTCTACTGTGAAAGCAGTCTTTAAACCACCAGCATCAAACGCTTCTAATGTGCCTTTATAGATTGAATCAAACTGGGTATCAATCAAGTCATTAACTAATGTGTAATAACCTGCTTCTTTTAATGATTCACGCCAAACAAACTCATACTGTAATACATCATTAGTTGATATACCAGCAAGATTAGTTTGTGCTATGCGTTGAACACGCTCAAATATCTTTTCTATCTCACCATCAAACTGACGAATGAACTTATCTATATCGCCTTGAGATTGAGTATATATAGCATCAAGCGTTGGCATTTAATCCAAGTGCTGACATAGTATCAGTCAATGAACCACCAGTCTTAACCTTATTAAGCATTTCATTACGAGCATTGATATTATCATCAACATCAACACGAGCATCTTCTTCTGTTAAGTCTGGATTGTTACGCATCAATACTTTATGTGGCGAAGTTAATCCCATATCAATTGCTGATTGGTCTATATTTAATTGTTCTGCTTCACTTGATGGATAGTTAGGTTCTTGGAAGTCAACAGACATATCACCATCACCAATAGGTTTACCATAATAATCAGATACTACTTTCAACATACTGAACAACTCTTGTTCATACACTTTAAAGTCTGCTTGTTGTTCCAGAGTAAATCTATCAAGTTTAAGGTTTTCCATTTGTAATGCGAAACCACTACTTGCTTGAGATGTCATTCTAAATTGAGATGGTGAAACACCGTAACTAATAGCCAAGTTGTTTGCTAACTCTTGAGCCACCTTATGTAATTGGTCGTAGTTGGATTGTAAATCAAGAACACTAATCTCTGTGTTTTGACCAGTAAGCGTAAGAATACTTAATGGGTCTAATACTTGACCAAGAAGTTCACCCACGTTGTCACCTTTACCAACTAATTGCTTGAATGATTGTGTCTTGATGATGTGATTCAAAAACGTCAGATGAACTGCCATATCGATTGTACCACCAGTTAAATCATCACCAGTGTATTTATCAAAGAAATCTTCATCACGCCAACCATTATGTAAATAGACAAAAGGTAATACGCCAAATGGATTAACCATTTCTTCGTTATCTTCAACCGCTACAATCTTATCTTCACCGTTCTGTTTATCAACATAATAGTGTTCAGTATCAGACCAGTACGCCCAGCGTTCAATATCGCCATCTTTGCCAACCATCTCAACGAAGTAAGCAACCCATTCAACTTCACCTTGATTGTAACCAACCTCTGTCTGGTGCGGCAGTCTTAACATTATCTTTGGTTGTTCTTTATTGCTATCCCAAGATACTTGAATCAATACATCATTAAATGCGTTCATATATCTATTGGCTTGGCTCATTACTTTATCGATACGAAGATTGTTATATAACTCTTGGTTATCTTCATTCTCAAACTCACGATCAACACCAAATGAATAAACATTACTAATAGCGTTTATTACTTGCTTGTAAATATTGTTATTGTCATTGATTTGAACATCAAGTTTAAGTTGAGCAAAGGCTCTGTATATCTGACCTAATTTGCTAATGACTTGATTGTTATAGTTGTCGTTATACATCGCATATCTTAAAGCAAACTTCTTTAACCTATTAGTAGGTGCTGTAAAGACTGTGCTTCTAATATCGTTGCGTGGGTATTTATTTATTATCATTGTTATCCAACCCTCATTCTAATGTTGCGAACCTCTGTTTTGTGAAGTCCCCATTCATATTCTATGTAATATCCCACTGAATCTACCGAGTGAGTTAAGTCTTGGTTGGACTTGTCAACTTCGCCCTTATCATTGTATGACATCTGCTCTAAATCAGTGATTAATTCTTGATTCCTCGAACATATCGCTATATTAACATCACCGTTGCCATTTCGCAACATAGAATTGAAAGCATTGTTCCTATCGTGGATTCTTGGGTTTGCTGTTTTAATCTTCATCTTATGGAATCCAGCGTTCTTAATCAAGTCGTAATTACTCTGGGCAGTACCCTGCGACCTTGCCTTTCCAGCAGCATCACCATATATCGTAGCACTAAATAACGCAGCACCAAGATGTGCAAACTTACTCTTTAAATAATCAAGCGAATCAACTAATGGCTTACCCTTGATGATAGCATTATCAATAACAGTCACCTTGCCATCGATCACTTGTATTAGATAGATTGCGTTATAAGGATTGATGTTAAAGTCAAAGCTAATGATTAGCGGTAGAGTTGGATCAATATCTCTATTATCGACCACGTGAATATCACGATCAAACTGATGATATACGGCACTACCATTAACATTAATAAACTCACCAAGCAAATACTGTTGAAGCAATTTCTCATCATAAGTATCTTTTAATGTATCAATATAATCTGGTGGTAGATGCTTGTTATCATACGTTGATGCTTTAATTAGCCGATAGTTATCTGGCTTGTTAGCCACTAATAGATTATAAGCGAATCTGTAACCCTCTGGCGTACCAACTAAATCAACTTGGTTAGGTTTACCGTCTGGCAACTTAGCACGATTACGAGCCAATATCTGTTTGAACGCCTTATCCATCTTATGTCGTGGCATTACATCGCACTCATCTATTAATGAAAAGCCGACCTCGTAGCCCACTATCATCTCTGGTTCTGACATATTAC